TACAAAACTTTGACGATATATTTTCGACATACACTGGTCAGTTTATTACTGTTACTGGTATCCCTTCTTCAGGGAAGTCGGATTTTGTGGATCAGATGGTTATCGGATACAATACTAACTATGGCTGGAAAACAGCTTTCGCATCTCCGGAGAATCAGCCGACATACTTACATGCTCATAAGTTAATGCGTAAGACTTGGCAAGGGATGCCTACGAGAGAAGATATTGGTGGAGATAAATGGAATCAAATTGCGGATCACTGTAATACTAATTACTTTCACATTGATATGGAAAGGTATACGTTAGAATCTGTACTGAGAAAAGGAGCTGAGTTGGTTAAACGTAAGGGGATCAAGTGTTTAGTTATTGATCCATTCAATAAGGTTAGAGATGTGGATGCTAAGACTGAAGATGTTAATAGATACACCATGGAATACCTAAGCAAGATTGAAATCTTTGCTAAGAAATATGACGTGTTGGTATTCATCGTTGCTCACCCAACTAAGATGTATAAGAATCAGCAAGGACAAATTGAAGAGCCTACTATGTACTCTATAAAAGGCGGTGGAGAATGGTATGATGCTTCTTATCACGGAATATTAGTTCACAGAAACTATGAAAACAATACAGTCAAAGCTAAAGTTCTTAAAGTTAAGTTTCAAAACTTAGGAACTAACCAAGCTGAAGCTTATTTCAAATGGGAACCAAAGTCTGGATGTTTCATACCTCACGAACAAATTGATCTAACAGGTGAAGCAATGCCTTGGGAATAATGGCTGTTAAAAAGAAAGGCCAAATAGATATGGGCAAGATTGGCTACAACAAAGAAGATTGGGCCGCGTGGCGTTGGTGTATTAGAAACGAAATAATGATTGCCCCGAAAGCAAAGACCTCTTCTGACTGGTATGTAACTATAACTAATAAAGGCAGAACCAATGAATCACCTTTATCTTATGAAAAGACAGTTATATGGGAAAAAATATTTGAATACTGTAGATACTATTATGAAAAACATAAACATAGAAAATGAATACAAAGGATTATTATCAGAGATACTCGACAGAGGATCTGACAAAGAGGATAGAACAGGAACTGGTACAAAGTCTCTCTTCGGAAGAACTATCAAGCACGATATGTCACTTGGCTTCCCTATACTCACAGGAAAAAGGGTAAGCTTTAATGCTGTAAGAACTGAATTGCTTTGGATATTACAAGGTAGAACAGATCTAAAGTATCTTGAAGACAATGGAGTTAAGTACTGGAGACCAGACTATGAGCGATCAGAGCGTACAGATGAAACATTAGGCCCAGTATATGGAAAGCAATGGCGAGACTTTAATGGTGTAGACCAGCTAGTGAATCTAGTAAATGCTATACACATTAATCCGCACAGTCGGCGAATGCTAGTATCAGCGTGGAATCCTGCAGATATGAACGATATGGTGTTACCTCCGTGTCATTATGGATTTCAAATTTACATTAATAACGGTGTAATGGATCTTATGTGGCAACAAAGATCGGTTGATGTATTTCTTGGCCTGCCGTACGATATTTCTATGTATGGCTTATTGCTCGAGATGTTGGCTAAAGGCTCTAATTTGATCCCTGGGCAGCTAATAGGGCAGCTTGGCGATTGTCATTTATATAACAATCATTTAGAACAAGCAAGAGAGTACAGAAGAAGACCTAAAAGAGCATTACCTCAATTAGAATTAGAAAGCGGAATATATTTAGACGAATTTTTATACATTCCTCCACCTGATGAAATTAAATTAATTAACTACAACCCTTATGCTGCAATCAAAGCAGAGCTGAGTGTTGGTAAATAAAATGAAAATATGTACAAAATTTATCATATTCCTGGGAAAAAGATTGGTGTAACACGTAATCTTAATAAGAGAGTTACGGAGCAACAAGGATATGCACCAGACGAATACGAGGTTTTATTTACGAGTGAAGATATTGATTTTATATCTAACAAGGAAATAGAACTTCAAAAGTCTTATGGCTATACTGTTGACAGACAAACTTATAAAAATTTAATTAAATCCAATAATAAAATGAAAATAAATGTAACAGAACAAACAACAACATTTCCTTGTTCTTTAAACAAACTAAAAGGCAATTTAATGGATAACAAGGGTCTTAAGTGGGTGACGGAACACGGAGTGTTTGGTTTAGATGATCAAACAGTGGAATGGATAATTAAAAATGCTAAAGTATCTATGTTCAATATAAACAGATGTTATATATACAATAAAGCTTATGCTGCTAAGTTTTTAAAATTACCAGAAACAATTAAAACTGTAGAAAAAGAAACCCCTAACGTGTTTGATGATATTAGGTCTTGGGCTAAAGATAGAGGTATATATGACAGTGGGGACGTTAAAACTCAATACGTCAAACTTATGGAAGAGGCTGGTGAACTAGCAAAAGCATTACTTGATGAAGATGAACCAGAAATCATAGATGCAATTGGCGATATGGTTGTCGTGTTAACAAACTTAGCGAAGTTAAAAGGTTTTAAGATAGAAGATTGTGTTGATTCAGCATATCATGAAATAGCTAATAGAAAAGGTAAAATGATTAATGGAACATTTGTAAAACAAACTTTATAATGAATAAGAAAGAAATTAAATTTAGAGACCCTGTAGTTGAACGCGTTGTAGATAAATTTATATCTAGATCTGATGTAGGTTATGAAAAGTATAAAGTTACTTTAAACGATGATCCATCTAATATATTTGCTTGGATTAATCATTTGCAAGAAGAACTAATGGATGCTACATTATATTTGCAAAAGTTAAAAGAATCTACTACTACTGAATTGCAAGAAGCTTTATTAGAAAGTTATAATAAAGATGAGGCGATTTAAAAAAGGTAGCAAAAAAAAGGGGCCTGTAAGAGCAAAGAAGGTATCATTTGATGGTATCGACTTTGCGTCAGGGTTAGAAAAGCATATGTACGTAGCTATGAAGGAAGCTGGTATAAAAAGCAAATACGAAGGAGAAACTTTTGTTTTACTTAATGGTTTTCATTTTGAGAATCAAGTATACGAAAGACAAGCCAACGGTAAAGGAGAGTACAAAAACAGAGGTGAGAAAAGAATATTACCTATTAAGTATACTCCAGATTTTATTGGCGAGGATTTTATAATTGAAACAAAAGGTAGAGCTAACGAATCATTCCCGATGCGATGGAAACTATTCAAACAATTAGTTACAAATCAATTCCCAGGATACACGATTTATAAACCACAAAATCAAGCAGAATGTCAAGAGACCGTAAGATTAATCCTTTCGAAGCAAAAAGATTAGCGAGATACGAATACGCTTATAGACAAATTGATAAGTTTGTTAAGTGGAGTTGGGAAGCTAAAGGGAAAGTAAAGTCATCAGATATAGAACAGTTACATAACAAGCACGGTATAATGTGCTATACACAAATAACAAATAACGAGTGAAAGAAGACGAATCAAAACCAGCTTGGGTAATAGAGTTAGGTTTATATCCCGGTATTCTATTTGGAATACGTAATTACGAAGAACAATACTATACAACATATGTGCTATACCTACCTTTTGTAGATATATCTTTAACAACTTTTAAATAATGAATGAAGATATAGAAACGCAGTTCCACACAATAGATCTGTTCGTTAGAGATATACTAGGTGATATGAGAAACGTATCAAAATCAACAACAAAACCTGTCATGCTGGCTCATATTGACGCATGGCGGAATACGTTGGAAACAATTAAATTTATAATAGATATATAATGGGATTATTTGACGAGAGAATTGCCTACAAACCCTTTGAGTACCCAGAGTACTATACAGAGGGCTGGTTAAAACAAGCTCAGGCTTTTTGGTTACATACAGAGATATCAATGCAGGGTGATATCAAAGACTGGAATGAAAATTTAGATGAAAAAGAAAAGAATCTAGTAGGAAATATCCTGCTAGGTTTTGCTCAAACAGAATGCGCTGTGTCGGATTACTGGACACAAAAAGTAGTTAGCTGGTTTCCAAAGCATGAGATACAGCAGATGGCTATGATGTTTGGATCACAAGAAACAGTACACGCTGTAGCTTACAGTTATTTAAACGAAACGTTAGGATTAGAAGATTATGAAGCTTTTTTACACGAGCCTGCGACAGCTGAAAGGTTTGATAACCTTGTTGCTTGCAAAGGAAATGATCAAGTTGACATAGCTAAGTCTCTTGCTGTATTTTCTGCTTTCGCTGAAGGAGTTAGTCTTTATTCTGCTTTTGCTGTATTATATTCTTTTCAATTAAGAAACTTACTCAAAGGTATTGGACAACAGATGAAATGGTCCGTAAGAGACGAATCATTGCATAGTAAAATGGGTTGTAGACTATTCCGTCATATGTGTGAGGAAAACGATCAATTACTACATTTATGTAGAAAAGATGTTATAAACGCTGCAGAAACAATGGTTAAACTTGAAACAGAGTATATTAACAAAATGTTCGAGATGGGTGATATTGAAGGTATATCAGCTAATGATCTTAAACACTTTATAAAGAAAAGAACAAATGAAAAACTTGTGGAACTTGGTTACATTGACCTGGGAGGATATTTCCCTTATGACCAGAAAGCAGCAGCTAATCTTGATTGGTTCTATCATCTTACCGGGGGGGTCACTCATACTGATTTTTTCGCAATTAGGTCTACAGATTATTCGAAGGCTAACGAAGGAGAAGACTATGATGACATTTGGTAAAATACAAATAACAAATAAAGAAATAAACGAACAATTATATGAAAGGAATGAAAGCGAGTAAAATAGATGTATTAGAAAAGAAAGTAAATGCTTTAATAGGTGTTATCAAGCAATTGATGGATGAGTCTAGCAATTTAAGAGACCTTTCAGTAGGCACTCTTGAGACTGTTAAATTAATGAATGGCTATAAAGAAGCTATTGCAGAGTTGCAAGAGAACATTAAAAACACTAAAAAAGAACAAGAAAAAAAACTAGAAATATAAATGAATAACAAAATAAAAGGATGGAATGAAGAATGGAAAGCAGGAGTTGAATACCCAGAATGGGGAGACACAGACGTATACAAGAAGACTATATCCGGGGGATATTTATTTGACGGAGAAAACCCAAAAGAAGCATATCAAAGAGTTGCCAAAACAGTCGCTCGTAGGTTATATAAACCAGAAATGGCAGAAACTTTCTTTGAGTATATATGGAACGGTTGGTTATGCTTGGCATCTCCTGTACTTAGTAACACTGGGACTGACCGTGGCCTACCTATTAGTTGCTTCGGTATTGATGTGGCTGACTCAATTCAAGATATAGGACAAAAGAATTTAGAGATGATGCTACTCGCTAAGCACGGCGGTGGAGTTGGTATCGGAGTTAATCAAATTAGACCCGCTGGCACTAAAATTACAGGTAATGGAACATCAGACGGAGTTGTACCCTTTTGTAAAATATATGACTCAACTATTCTCGCAACAAACCAAGGATCTGTACGACGAGGTGCTGCTTCGGTTAATATCAACATTGAACATGGAGATTTCGAACAGTGGCTTGAAATCAGAGAGCCAAAAGGAGATGTTAACAGACAATCGCTTAACTTACATCAGTGCGCAGTTGTTGGTGATAAGTTTATGCGACGCCTTGAACAAGGAGATGCGGACGCTAGAAATCGATGGAGTAAACTACTTAGAAAACGAAAAGCAACTGGAGAACCGTACATTATGTTTAAAGGAAATGTTAATAAAGCAAATCCGCAAGCATACAAAGATAACGGACTAAAGGTTCATATGACTAATATATGTTCAGAAATTACATTACACACCGATGAGAACCACAGCTTTGTATGTTGCTTGTCATCATTAAATTTAGCTAAGTATGAAGAATGGAAAGACACTAACCTTATACATGACGCCATATGGTTTCTTGATGGAGTTATGGAGGAATTTATTCAACGCGCGAAAGGCCTTAGAGGATTCGAGAACTCTGTACGATCTGCGCAGAAAGGGAGAGCTTTGGGCTTGGGAGTACTCGGATGGCATACGTATCTCCAGGAGAAAGGCATTCCTTTCGAAGGTTTATTGGCTCAGTTCGAAACTAGGAAAATATTTTCACAAATTAAAATTGAAAGTGAAAGAGCATCCAGGAATCTTGCTGAGATATACGGTGAACCTTTGTGGTGTGTTGGTACTGGTATGCGCAACACTCATTTGCGCGCTGTTGCTCCCACTGTTTCTAATAGTAAGCTTAGCGGAAACGTCTCGCCGGGCATAGAGCCTTGGGCTGCAAATGTATTTACAGAGCAAAGCGCTAAAGGTACTTTTATCAGAAAGAACCCTACATTAGAAAAGTTATTAGAAGAACATAATTTGAATACAAGTGAAATATGGAATAAAATACTGGCTGACGGAGGCAGTGTACAGAATATCGATGCTCTTGATAGTATTAGGGTGGGTCACGACATACCAGTCAAAGAAGTTTTTAAAACGTTTAAAGAGATTAATCAATTAGAATTAGTTAATCAAGCCGGTATAAGACAACAGTATATAGATCAGTCTGTTAGTTTAAACTTAGCATTCCCTTCTGAAGCTACGCCTAAGTGGCTTAATAAGGTTCACTTTGAAGCCTGGAAGAATGGTGTTAAAACTTTATATTATACTAGAACTGAAAGTGTTCTACGCGGAGATATAGCAGCCGCTGCAATGAAAGAAGACTGTTTAGCTTGTGACGGATAAATAGTGCTATACATAGTAAAATTAGAAAAGGGGACCTCGATGTGAGATCCCCTTTTTCTATCTAGGAACGCTAGGTATGGTACGCCTATTTTATTTAGTTCCTTTTTTCTTTTTAAACATTAGCTTATACATAAGCGAATTCCATTCTCCTTTAAGATATTCTATCATAGCTATTAATTTTTAATTGTTTTACTCCACCGAGCTTTATACCCTCGGATATCTACATGGGTAAATGTATTGTATATACCTATACCCCCTAATTTAAACTTCTCACTTTTCATTAAATCGTCTGTAATACTAGCAATTTCACTAGGGCTTAAAGTATTAGATTTAATATCAGCAGCTTTTCCTTTTATATGTTGAGAATTTGTAGCCCCTCCAACATCTGCATTGTGTTCTTTACAGCGGTAAGCGTTAGTTAAATCTATTCTACCTACAACATCTCTGAGTGCTTGTAGATTTTCAGCTAATTCTTTAATATTCTCTTTAACAAATTCAGGCATTTTGCAACCACATTTGCATTCGAACTCCGATAAACTAAAGTTATTAGTTAATTTCATATTTTATTTATCTCTTACAATATATTTATTAATACGTTTGTTTTTTGTAGACTTATCTTTCTTTTTCTTCTTATCTTTCTTAGCCCTTGATTTTATTAAGTCAAACTCTTCGTTCTTAGCTCCAACATCCCATGTTCTCCATCCAAGACCTAAAGCAATCCTTTGAAAAACAGTGTTTCTGTCATCTAACATTTCTGAGATACCTCTAGCTTCTGCTAATGCTCTGTCTAACGGGACATTTAATATAGCTGAAGAAAAATTACCTATGACTGTATAAGTCGAAGATGGATTAAATCTACCGCCAATAACTACATCCCAAGGGTGCTTTTCTATAATATCTTTATCATATTTATCCAGTACATCGATAGCACTTTTTACTTTCTTAAATTTAGAACCAATCGCTGGAGCTATATTAAGCATTTCAGAAGCTGTTTGCCACCCTGATTGTCCCATGTAACCTTTTTCCGTCTCTTTATCGTATGCTCTATAAGCATTTTTCAAAGTAACGACTACAGCCCCGTATATACCTGTACCTTTTGCCACAGAGTCAAACATACCATTAAGTATCCTTGAAGACTTTTTGTCTAATTCCTTTTTATCAATCTCTTCTTCGTCTTCATCCCCAAAACCAGGTATCAAGGCGAATAAACTATTAGATAAAGCATTGAATATAAAGTTTTGTACCGCTCCATAATAAACTATCTTTGATATATGAGTCTTAGCATCCCCACGTCCATTTATAAGGTCCTGAGCAGACTTTTTCATCAATCTAGTGTATTGCATCGTTGTGTTCTGGAAAGCTAATATAAGACGTCCTGCTACGCTTCTTTGTTGTTGCGAAACTAAAGCTGGATCACCTGATTGTTGTGTTTCATCTGATATTTTAGAGAAATCTAAAAACGCTTTTTCTTCTGCAGCTTTTTGATCTAACCCTTGTTTTTTGTAAGTGTTAACTCTATTCCTATACATACTAGCTCCTCCCATAGATATTGCAAAACTATCTGCTATTTGTGTTGGTAGAAACCCTTTCTTAAGTAAGTACGATATTATAGCTTGTGGCTTATTCTTAGCTCCTTTAGCTGCATTAGCGATCTCCGCTTCTTGAAC